TGTATGCTTAATAAGTTAAATCTTTTTGCTAATTCTGTATATTGTTTTCTTGTTAGTCTTATTTTTAAATATTTCATCATTTGTAGTGATTTAATATATGCTTCGTTCATATTCATCACCTCTACATATATTGTAGCACATTATGTTAATTTTGTGTGTCGAACGGTGTCGAAAAGAAAAAAGAACTATTGCTAGTTCTCTTCTTGGTCTTTAATTAATTTATTAACATTGATTACAGGTAATATTAATGAACTCACATTAGCACTAGCTGTATATGTTGAAACTATCGCTCTTATATATGGATATAATATTGCTATTGCATTTGGTTCAAAATCAATTTCTTTTGAATCATTTTCTATTTCAAAAAATCCAGTAATAGAAACTTCCATTTCAAAAGGATAGTTATTTTCTTTTGCATTTTCAAAAATTTTTGTATTTAAGTTTACTATCATCTTATTTTCTGTCTTATCCGTTTTCTTATTAATAGAAAATTCTATTTTTGCTTTTTGACTAAAATCAAAATCATTGTTTCTCTCAAAAATCACCTTATCTACTACATATTTTTGAAAAATTAACATACTTTTATATTTTTCCATTTTATGCTGCCTCCAATAAATTCTCTTTTTCTTTCATCTTTAATAAGTTCAATATCTTTTCTATATTGCTTGTCTTTGCTTTATGTACCCAAATATTATCATAGTTTTCTTCTATATAATATCCTTCATCTTCATATTCATCAATTATGAGACCATTTTGGGTTAATTCTTCTAGTAATTCATCTTCTGAAATACTGTCTAATAATTCATCAATTTTTTCTTCAAATTCTTCAATACTTAAATCAAAAATATCCATTTTACTCACCTTACCTATAAAAATATATAATACTATCAAATAAATCATTATTAATATTTTTTTCTTCCTTATTTTTATTAATAATGCTAGTATCTTTAATACAAAACATTTTTCTTGGATAATTTTTAAAAGAATTTAATTCTTTTGTCTTTATTTGTTCAAAAAATGTTTTGGATAATATTTTTTTGTTCATTAATTTTCTATTATATAATATATTTATAATTGCAGATGTTTTATTCTTAGCTCTTATATACTCTGGTTTTGTTACAAACTTACCTTCAAATTTTTTTATTAATATTTCTAGCCTATATAACTTTTCTTTATTATCCAAATCTAAAATATCATCTTCTTTTACATATATATTACTTTCTATTATTCCATATTTATTTATAACAATTTTATATTCTGGCAAATATTTAAATTCTTCTATAAATTTCTTTATGTTCCAGTCTAAAGCATCCTCACATGAATAAAAGAAATATACCCCATACCCTAAAAATAATTTATTTTCTTTATCCAAGCTTATTGAAAAATTATTTTTGCATATCGAATCAATATTTTCTCTTTTAGTTCCATGATATCCCGTGATTAATTTTTCTTCGTCCATTTCTACTCCTAGTATTATATTATATTCTTCGTATTTTAGAATAGTTTATACCAAAAATAAAAATATTGCAAGAATTTTTCGTCGCAAATTTCGACAAACTTTGACAAAACAATTATACACCATATTTCTATGATTATAATATTAAGTTTTTATTACATAATTATTACAATTCTATTACATTATACCACATTTAAAAGATTATGTAAATACATTCTTTTTTCTCAATATTTCAGTGTTTTTTAACATTAACAATCAATTTTAAGCCGTTTTATTTTTCAATTAATGTAATTATATGCCTTGATTTTTAGTCATAAAACACAAAAAAGAGGTAAATTGAAATTAACCAACTTACCTCTTCTCTTTTATCTATAATTATTAACATTAATATAAGCAACTCTACCAGTTGCATTTACTTTTACTTTATCTATATATGAATTTATATGTTTTAAAACTGTTACAGTAGTATTTGCTTTATATTGATATCTTACACCATTCAAATTTGATTTTGAATATAATGTACATGCTTTTGTTTTTCTAGTTGTACTTTTTGTTTTTGATATTGTTACTTTTGTATAATTACTGTTATTTATGTATGCTATTCTTCCTGTTGCATTTACTCTAACTCTGTCTACTGTTGAACTTATATTTTGTAGTATTGTTATAGTTGTATTTGCTTTGTAATTGTACTTATAACCTGTTAAATTTGAATTGCTATATAAGATACTATTTCTAGTTAGTTTCTTGGTTTGTCCGACTGTTTGAACAGTATTTAATGTACTTATATCTCTGCTTGTGTATGCTAAAGATATCCATCCTCTATCTGTCTTTCCAAATCCGTTTGACTCTGCTAATATAGTTACTATTGAGCCTTTTGCATATCCACCAACTCTTGCATATGATGTACTTGCTCCTGTTCTAATATTCAAACCACCATTTGCAGTAATTCTAACTTGATAATTTACTGTATTTACATTTGATGTTGTGTTATCTGTTAATACTGTTGTAGTTGTATTTTCTTTTATGTCTGTTCTATCATTTTTGAAACAGAAGAATTTTTGATAATTAGCATACGCTCTAAAGTTTTCTATTGATACATATACTGTATTACCACTAACTGTTGCTTTTCCTCTTCTACTTGCTACATTAAATTTTCCGTTATACAAATAAGGGTCATATACTTTTATATAATCTCCTTCAACTCCTGTTAGAACTATAAAATGTCCTCCATATGTAAATAAGCCTTGATTACAACTTGCTATTATATAATGATTATCTTTTAATTTTGCTACTGCATCGTCTAATTTATAGCATTCACTATATCCAATATCAAATACATCTGCTGTCCACTTAAATGCTGACCAATATGTTCCCTGGTTTGCTGAACGATATCCATATTGTGTATATAGGCTTGCCATTGTATCTGGTGTTATATTTCCTTTTATACTAGATACCACCATTGCAGCACTTGTTGGTCCGCATCCTGATGTTCCTATTGTTTGTGCTGTATTCCCTACACTTGAATACATTTTATTTTTCCATCTATTGTCTATTTGTGAATAATATGTTAGCCCAGAATATTCACCTAACTGAACATTTGGGGTTTTTTCTGCACCATTATATGCTATTATTCCTTGTTCTTCAAATCCTTCTGCTTCTGTTTCTTGAACTTCTAATGATTGTTCATCTGTTTCTGTTAAATTTGGTATTTCTGTACTAGATTTATTTATTTCATCTACTACTGTATTTATTGCTTCTGATATTTTATTTGTATCAACTTGTCCTGTTCTGTCATATTCTAAATAGCAATTTAATAGTAAAGAACTAGCACATAATATTGATATTATAAAAGCAATTGTACGCTCTTTATTTTTAAATATATTTTTTAATTTTTCTTTCATGATTTATCCTCCTAACACGCTTTTTTCTCTAAATCTTGTATTCTGTGATTAGCAACTTTCATTTGCTCTTCTAATACGGGAACTCTTTGTGCAAAATTATTATGTGCTCTTACTTCTCTCGTTAGTTCTTCAAGTTTCGTATCTGTTACTGCTTGTTGCGTCTCTAGTTTGTTTTCTATATCTTTATTACTTTTTATATTACTAATGAATACGCCTACTAACGATAATCCACCTGTTATTAGTGCTACTATTATACTTTCCACGGGCTACACCTCCTTTTCTTTTGTTTCTTCATTTTTATTCTCTCCTACTGTGTTTTCTACATTATCTACTGTAATTTCTAAAACATCTTCTGCATCTTTAAATTTATCTATTTTTTTTAAATATTCGTAACATTCTTCTATTGTTTCATTTTCTGAATATTCTTTTTGAATATATTCCGTTTCAATAAACACATTCATTCTTTTATCTTTCTCTATACTTTCATAATATTCTCTTTCTTTTTCTCTTTGTTTTTCTGAGGTATAAGATGCAACTTCTATGATGTTGCAATTATTTGTTATTTTATTTATACTAACTATTCTATGATAATTTACTATTATTCCATTTTCCAATTCAATTTCTTTTTTTAATGCCATATTATGCCTCCTTTCTATATCCTACAACTTTAAATATTTTATAACTATCGTCTGCCCCAACGCTTGGAGTTCCGCCATTCGGAGTGAATTGAATCTGACTATAATTTGTTATTATAGATGTAGCACTTATCTGTATACACTTACAATAAGTGTAAAATGTTTTATTATTGACTTCGCTATAAGCAGTTACTAAATTTGTTTTTGTATTATTAGGATGTTGTATCTTTGTACAATACTGCCAATACATTCTTCCTGCGTAAATTTCTAAATAACTAAAATTAGCCACACTTTCACTTAATGTTACTGTTCCTGTTGTTCCTGACTCATTGTCATATAATATTGTCCCATTTATATCTATTCCATTAGCCAATATTTTTCCATTTACATTTAAAAAATCTTTTCCCCAATTAAAAATTGGTATTCCTTGTGCTACAATAAATTGTGGCGTTAGTGCGCTCAATTTATCTGTAATCTCTAAATAGAACTCGTATATTTTTTTATAATCAAATTTTTTTCCTAGCGATATACTTTCTTCTCCGTTACTAAATGTATTTTCTTTTAGTACTGGTGTAATAGTTCCCCCTGTTATCCATTCATTTTCTTCTTTCTCTCTGTAAAACCATTTTATTAACAATTCGTTATTGATATTTTCTATTTTGTTGTTATAATAATTTCCAGAAAAAGTAATATCAACTTCACCGGTTGTTGGTTGTGTTCTTTTTATTATTGCGTTTATAGAAAGCGGTATATAATTTATTACGGCCGGCTTTAATGTCACAGAATTTGAATATCCTCGGCTATCTGTTACAGTTGCAACAAAAGTATCTGTATCTATTTCGTAAATTAATATACTGTCTCCTCCAACATTCTCATTATTTACTTTTTTTGAAACTATACTTGAACCATTTTTTGCATTTGAAGTTATTGTCACTTTTGCAGTTGACTTATGTTTTATTAATTTTTGATTATTTCCTGTTATTTTTGTTGTTATTTCATTTACATCAATTACTGCACAGCTTAAGTTTGGTTTACATTTTTCTTCATTTGTTGTTACTGTTATAATTGAACTTTTACTTCCTAAAAACACTCCGTTATTATATGTATCGCAAATAACTGTGCCCGTTCCTGATTTTGAGTTTGGAATTTCATTATAAAAACTAGAAGGAATTGTCCATGAAAAATTTCCTCCTTCTCTATTTTCAACTATGTTAATATGTTGTGACCCAAAGTCAACTCGTACATTATGTCTAAATGAATTGCTAGCACTCGCTATTGTTATTATAGACGTCTCTTCTACACTTGCCGTTGTACAAAAAATCGAACTTGCACGTGGAATTGTCGATAAATCTAGATTTCCACTTGGATAAAAATCGCCAGGGCTTGCATAATGGTTTTGAAAATCTATTGTTGCGCTACACCAAACGCTCTTTCTACCATCATCATTATGCCAAATCGTAAAGTTACCTTCACATAATGTTATTGTTCCATTATGCCCTAGGCTATATGAACCACTTCCGCTATTTCTAACAACCCCATCTATATTTACACTATAACTTGCTTTTAAATCGCCAAAACGACCTGAATTTCCAGAAATTAATTGTAATCTATATCCTACGTTTGAACTATTTGAACTTACGTCGTAACTATTTTCCCATACACTTAATTTTCCTGTATAATAGCCTGCATAGTTTCCTCCGTCACTACCACCATTTTGTGTAAAATCTGCCATTAATTATTACCTCCAATCCAAAATACCCCCGAGCCTTTCTCATAGTCTTCTATTCTTGAATATTTTCCAACAGTTAAATATTTCTCAACCGTCATGTTTTTTGATTTTACAACTGTTTCTCCAGTCTCATTATCATATCCTGCAAACAATAAACTTTCTTCATTACTTCCTGTTGCATCTTTTATATTTAACCCAGTCTCGTTCAAAGTTGATTTTGTTTTTGCATTTGTTTTTTCTATTGTTAATCCGTCTTTATCAAATGTGTATCCGGTTTCAGTTTTTACTTTTGAAACTCCTTCGTTTAGTCTATTTGAAATTGCTATTTGAATTTGGTTTCCTAAGCCTTCTATTCTATCAACTGATAACGTTCCTGATGTTATAAAATTAGCATTTATTTGCCCGTCCATGGTCATTGCAGTTTCGAAAGGTCCCTCATATCCGTTTGAACTGAATCCAATCCCGCCAAGACCAAATCTCCAAATATTTTTTGCTTGACTTTTTGGTAGTTTGTCTAATATCAATATTTCGTTATCATCTATATAAACTATCCCGTTTTTATTTAGAGAATTTATTAATTTAGTTTGCTCATTTATAGTCACATTTTGTTTTGATAAGTTTTGACCTAGTTGTTCTATTGTTGATTTGATGTTATTAAATTTTGTTTGCACATCTCTGGTAAAATTTCCAAATGTTAATGTTTTTATCTTTCTTGAAATAACATCATACTCATACTCAAGTACTTCTGTCATAATATCAGCAATCGGGTGTAAAACATGTACCGTATCACCAATTTCTAAACTTTGATTTATATCAGACTTTACAGTATAATTAAATTTAGGATATTTATTTTCTTCTAAATATTTTGTTGCTTTTTCTCTTAATTCATTTATTAAGTTTTCTTGTGTCTGTTCTTCAGTATCTAAATCAGTTTCAAAATCTTTTTTTCTTGTGTATGGTTTTTCATATTGAATATCACTTATTAAATATGTTTCAGGAAGCATTATTCCATCGTAACCGAACTGGACATAATTTTGTAACTACACTAGACCAATCTTCATATACTTCGATATGTTCTAGATTTTTGCCATATATAATGCTTTCTCCATTGTCATTTCCAACTTTTTGTAAAAAACTTATATTCCAGTTGTCTGCATCAAATGTTCCATTCCATCTTTCTTCGATTATGCTCCATGCTTCAAGCAATGACTTTTTAATGAAATATGCTGTGTCTATATTCTCAATATTTGAGAATATTTTAAAAGGACTGACATTGTCAGTCCTTGCATTTATATAATTTAATGTATTTATTCCATTTAATTTTGTTGGTCTCACATCTACTAAAAAATAATCTTCAGAATCAAACATTACGTGTTTCGCTTTAAAAGATATCTTTGTTGATGTAGTATTTATTTCTTCTCCTATTCTAAAAGCCTGCGGATTCAGTTTTGATTTTGTTTTTATAACACACAACTTATCCTTTTTAATATATTCTTTATATCTAATTGGAATTTCTACATCAATATACCACCCATTCAATGATTTCTTTTTATACTCTTTGCACTTTAAAGGATTTATAATTATGTTTCCTGCGCTAGAAAAATCTCTATCATTTGCATCAAAAATTTTTATCATAACCATCTATCCTTTCTTATCACTTTTATTATACAATCTCCATCGTTCATTGTGATTTCATTATTTCCAATATTTAATTTTGGAAAATCATATCCTATTTCGATACTTCTAAAACGTTCTAAACCATCGAATTTCACTTCTTTATTTTCACAATCAATTTCTACATACTTATCATTATTGAAATTATACTTAAATCTTACGCCATTAATAGTTATATCGACCGCTTCTGAAACTGTTTTTTCTAATCGCAAAATAGGTCTGCTTTGAACATTTCCTTCATTTTTTATTTTTTCATCTGTTACTGTAAAATAATCTAAACTTAATATTGCTTTACTATCTGTTGTTATGTTTGTTACGTTTTTATATGTTCTTGCGTTGTTTAGTTCTTTTGCTACTGCTTTTTGTTCATCGGTGAAAGCTAGACGGGTTGGTGTTTGTAATTTGTAATAAATCATAACTGGTGTTCCTGCGTCATATTTAGATTTTAAATATGTTTTAAATCCTTCTAAGTCATTATTCGTACTATATTTATCATCATATATTCTCAAACATGATGACATATCAACACAAAAGCCTTGTACTTTTTTCCACGTCAATGATGGTGTACTTTCTTTATAAGAATTACACATATTTCCTAGATAATCATTACCATTTGATGTTGCTGCAGGAATTTCTGACAAATCGCTTTTTATAATACCAAATCTTCCTATGCTTTCTAGTTTCCAATTTTCATTTCCAGTTAAAACTAGCTTTGCCTTTGTGTGTACCTCGTCTTCATTATCAAAGTCAAAATAATCTCCTTGTAACATTTCTTTTTGAACTGGCATTATGTATGATTGTTCTTGATGTTGTTCATATTCAGTTTCTGTTGAGCTTTCTTCTATTTGTGCTTTAAATGTAAAATCTATTTTTGTTCCTTTTTCAAGATTTTGTCCATAAAACATAAAACCATCTGGCTTATATTTATTTAAATTATCAACTGTTGTTTGTTTTTGTTCAGGATTTATTATCCCATTATTTATTACATTGATTTTTGTTAATGCAACCATACATTTTTTTGGTGTAAGATTTGATATGCTTAATATGTATTTTTTATCTTTACTCAAATATTTCAATTCTTCAAATGTCACTGTTGTATAAAATGATGTATCTGTTGTAGTACCTTTTGCACTAAATTCTTGTGTCTCCGCATTATATGAAAATATTATTCCTTTGTTTTCTTTGCTTTGACTTTTTAGTAAAGGAAACAAATTCTTATTACATTTTGTTACTTTTACACAACCTTGCCCATATTTGCTGTACGGTGTGGCTACTTTACCTTTTTCTATTTTGTATCTTGCATTTAAATTATTATCTAAATCGATAAATTTCATATAATAAAATTTAGTATTTGGATGTGGCATATCAGTATTAGAGTAAGTTTGTGGAATAAATGTAATTGTCTTATTTGTATTAGCCCCAATATATCCTACATAATTTTTATCTTTATCATATCCACGTATTCCCAATCCTTTTCCATTTGAATCTAATCTATTAATCGTATATTGAAAATTAGGGTCTACCTCAATAAAATTTTTACTTCTTATTCTATCTGTTGCACTTTCTACATTTCCATTTTGATAATTTATTCCGCCTTTTTCTATTTCTCCATCAAATATATTCACATTACTTCCAACCGTTTGTACTTTGCTTGGGTAGTCTGGTGATGGCATTGCTCCGTATTGTTCCCACTCAGTAGCAGTTGAACCTTCTTCCAATTGTGGCTTAAATAACTCATTTGCTAATGTTAGATTTGGAGCAACGCAAATAATTATATCTATAGAATTTCCACTTGTTGCAACAAAAGTTCCAGTGCTACCATTTTTACTTGTTGCTAAATCCTTTTTTTGTACATTATCGTGTGCAGATATAAATATATTCTTGCTAGTTGAAGGTGAACCACTTAAAGTATATGTTTTTCCATCTCCTACAAACGAATATATAATAAGATTAGCCCAATTCGTTGATGATGTACCACTTAATGTATCTGTACCATCCTTAATAGTATGTGTACATCCATTTACTGTAGTTGTTGTCTTTGTAATCTCAATTTTATTCTTTCCGTTTCTTGTCTCCTGCTCATGATTTCCACTTATTCCAATTCTTGCTCTACAATTGCTACTATCTTCTACATGTATGTATTCTCCGCTTGCTTTTTTATCTTTTCTATCTTTTACAAGTTGATAATCTTCATTTACTTTGCACCAAAAAGGGTCTCTTATAAACGTTGTATCTATAATTCTTATGCAAGAACTTCGTTGAGGTTCTAATTGACTATAGAACCTCGCTGTTGTTTTTCTTCCTTTATATTCAAACTCTCCTTCTCCATTTAACCACGCTAAAATGTCGTCTATTTTATTTATGTTCAGGCATTGCACATAGATTGGTCTTTCTACAACCGAATATCCTAATTCATCAAATATTGCTCCGTCTCTGCCTTCTATTTCTGTCATTTCGTATCTTTGAGAAGCTTTTGCTATAAATTGTTCTTCTTCTTCGACTACTACTTGCATATCTTTACTTGATATTCCTTTAAATTTAAACATCTATTTACACCACCTTATACATTTCATCTTTTACCAATTTTGCAAATCCATCTTCATCTAATGTAAATTTACATCCTGTCAATGCTTTTAGCATAGAATTTGCCATTTTATCATAATCAATTGTTGATACTCTATTTGAGTTTGAACTATAATTTGTTATGTTTTTAAAATCTTTGTTTTCTAATTCGTTTGCCATTCCTTGTGACATGTTTTTTACTGAATTAATCAGTTGTGGAGATGATTTATCTAATGTTTTTGATAGTCCTTCCACCATATCCGGCATCCACTTTTCATATTCCCTTAGTGGTCCTACATCCGGTCTCGAAAAATGTAAATATGATGCAATTTTACTAGCAAGACCATTTAGTTTTCCTCTGAACCATGAACTATTGCCTTTTTTAGAGATTCCATTTCCAATTCCTTCGACCATGTCTTCTCCCCATTTTTGACTATTATTAGACTTGACTGCTAATTGTGTTCTACCTGCTAATTTTCTTGCTTCATCTTCAACTCCTGTATTACCACTGATAGTTATTGATGTATCTCTTAATTCATTTCTTGCTACACTTGAAAGATTTAAGTTTCTACTATATCCATCTGTTACTTCTGTTGCTTTATTTTGTGATGCCTCTAATAAAGTTGTATTTGTTTTTATTTTATGTTCTGATGCTGCTATTTCGTTTTTTGTCATATCTGACATTTTTAATTTTAATCCAAATGCTGTTGTTATTTCATCCGCTTTCTGACTTGACGCATCGCTTATACTTACATCGCTTGCAACTATTCCCGTTGCTTTTTCAATTTCGACTTTCGTAGTTTCTGATACTTTTGATAGTCCTTCACTATATTTAGAATAACTTTCTTCTGCAACATTTTTCCATGCTTGAATTTGTTCAGGAGTTAATTCCTTTATTTTTGATGTTTCGTTGACTAAACTATCTACTAAATTGTCTAGTTTTTGTTGTTGCGTTTTTAGCTGTTTATCTAGTATTTGTTCTTGATATATGTCATTAGTTTTAGTTGCTTCTTGAAGACTTTCTTTTAAATATCTTACATATTCCGCTTGACTATTTATCTGTTCTATTGATGAATTGTTTGCTGCGCTCTTTGCCTTTTCATAAGATGTTGTAATACTGTTTGTTGCTTTTTCGATTGCATCTGCGTTTCCTTCTGCATTAGCTTTTTGCAAGTTTTCATAATCCATAATTGTTTTTCCGTATTTCCCAACTAATTCAGTTTGCTCTCCAATTTCTTTAGATAAGCTTTCATATTGTTGCCTTGCTTCTGCTCTTTCTAGTCCATAAGTTGACGTCATCTTTTCTATTGCTTCTGCTTGCTTCTTTTTTAAATTTATCAATGTTTCTGTTGCTTCTGCTTCTTTCTTTATTGCTTCTCCATATTCAGTTTGATATGCATTTAGCACTGATTCTGCTTTTTTTGTAGCAATAACTTTATCTATGTTTTCTTTTAATTCTTTGTATCTGTCTATGATATTCCCATTAAGTTTATATTCGGTTCCAAGTGCACTATTTAATTCTGTTAATATTACTTGTGCTCTTTCCTTGTATCCATCTTTTACTTTTCCATTTTCATCTGTAATACTTTTTAGTTCACTTACTAAGTTTTTGCAAGCATCTATTTCATTGTTTGAATTTGTTAAACTTTCATTTCGTGTTTTGCTTAACTCTTCCCAACTTTTTCTTTGAGTATCCACTTTTTCTTTAAGACCATCTAATGAACTTTTCTCTTTTTCCACTTGTATGCAATACGCCATCGTTGCTGCCGTTAATACGCCTATTGCAGTTACTGCCAGTGTCGCTGGATTGCTCAAACTTGTTATAATTCCTGCTAATCCATTGATTGCAGTTGAGGATGTTGTAACTGTTCCTTTCATAACACCTATTGCTTGAGTAAATGTTCCTATCACTTTTATTCCACCACCAGCAACAGATGTTATCTTACCAAAGATAGTTAATAGCGGGCCTATTGCAGTTACTAATGCACCTATTTTTACAATTGTATTAACCTGTGCATCAGATAAATTAGCAAACCATTTGGTTACATTTTCTATTCCATCTATCATTTTTGAGATATATGGCATTAATTTATTTCCAATTGTTATAGCCAAATCTTTTATTTTATTCATAGCAATAGTAATTTGACTTTTTAATGTTCCATATCTTTTATTTGCTTCATTAGTTAGTGCAGTATTGTCTTCCCACGCTTTTGTTCCTGTTTCAATAGCATCATTAAATAAAGTTCCTGCGTTTGCTGCTCTTAATAGCGAATCTCTTAATCTAACCTCTGTTAATCCCATTTCAGACAACATAGTAATTGCACTTTCACCTTTGTCTTGTGCATTTCCTAATCCTTTAATAAATTCAGATAAAGCACCTGCGGCATCTTCTTTCCACGCTTTTTTAAACTGTTCTGCAGTCATTCCTGATACTGCAGCAAAATCTTCTAAGTTTGTGCCTGCTGTAATTAATTGTTTTACCTCTGTGCTTGTCATTCCTATGCTTTGACATAAAGCCTTAAAATCTTTAGAATTATTTGCTGATAATAATTCTAAGTCTCTTAATGACATTCCTGTTTTACTTAAAACATTGTTTAATTTATCGCCACTTTGTTCAACTGCGTTTTGCATTTTTACCATTGCTTTCGATATTGCCGAACCACCCATTTCTGCTTCAATACCTACTGAACTTAACGCGGTTGCTAGTCCTAAAATTTGTCCTTCTGACATTCCAACTTGATGTCCTGCTCCTGCAAGTCTCATTGCCATATTTACTATATCGGCTTCTGTAGTAGCAAAATTGTTACCTAAATCAACTATAGATGAACCTAATTTATCAAAATCTTTCTGTGACATTTGTGTGATATTTGCAAATTTAGCAAGTTGTGATGCCGCTTCATCTGCAGTTAAGTTTGTTGAATTTCCTAAATCTATCATAGCCTTTGAAAAACTTAGTATATTTTCTGTTTTTATTCCTAGCTGTCCTGCTGCTTCTGCTACTGCTGAAATTTCTGTAGTGGTAGACGGAATTTCTTTAGCCATATCTCTTATTCCCTGTTTTAATCCTGCCATTTGTTGTTCTGTTCCATCGACAGTCTTTTCAACACCTGTAAAAGCATCTTCGAAATCTATTGCACTCTTAGCACTTGCAACAAGTGCCGCTGCAGTTGCACCAGAAAAAGCAGACACTTTTTTGCCTGCTCCCTCAATTTTACTTCCTATATTTTCTACTTTAGTTCCAAATTCTTCTATTCTTTTTCCTGTGTTATTTAATTGATTCTCTATTTCTTTAAGTTTCTTGTTATAATTTTCTAGTTTTACTTCTGCATTTATTAATTCATTTCTCTTCTTTTTTATTGCTGATGTATTCTTGTCTTCTGCATTCTCTAAATCACTTAATTGCATCTTTAAAGTGCTTACTCTATTGGCTTGTATTTCATAAGCATTCTTTAAGTATTCCTGCTCTGCTCTTAGTTTTTCAGTGCTTTTTGTAGATTTATCCCATTGTGACTGAGTTAATTTGAATTGATTATAATTCTTATTTAATTCAAGACTTATTTCCTGTAATGACTTTTTGAAATCAACAGCCCCTTCTTGGGTAAATACTAATCCTACTCTTTTTAATTCATTCGCCATTTTCTCACCTCTTTTTAGGCATAAATAAAAGCACCAGACTATTATCTGATGCTTTTATTTATAAATTTTTATTCTATTGATACCAATTTAAATGAAGAATTTGCTTTTATTATATCTCCTGTTTTGAATGTGTATATATACTCGTTGACATTATACGCCCCTGAACCTAAAATGACATTTACTTCTAGACTTCCAGAAGATGAATATACCACAAAATTACTACTTCCACCATATATTTTATATCTTCCAATTGGTACATCTGTCCCTGCTGTTAATTGCCCGGCAGGATATGTTTTGGGTTCACCTTTAATTTTTGTAACTTCACCATTTAATTGTTGTATTTCCGTATTTAGTGATTGTTTTTTATTTTCTAATGAAGAAACTTCTGTTTTTAATTCACTTTGTTTTGTTTGTATGTCTTTAAGTGCATTTTGTTCTTCATTGTAAGCAGTTGAATCTTCCAATAGCCAAATTTCTTGTTTATCTTCATTCATTTTTCTTGTTGCTACATCTATAGTAAAGTTTGTTTTCATTCCATCTTTTGTATATATATTTATATTAACATTTTTATACACAGACAAATAATCTATATATCTTCCTACTATTTCTCCTATTTTTTCAGTTTTTTCTGTTGCTTCTTTTTTATTTTCAAAATTGCAATCAATCATAATCGTATTTTTACCTGCTGACTGATATACTGTTATTTCTTCATGATAATCTTGTAATTCTTTTGATAAATTTAATAAATTTTTATCAGGGTTAATCATATTAAAACCAATTAATATAATTGATGTAAGCCCTATTAAAATAATAGCTACTAATAATATCAACCAGAACCACCATTTTTTTACTAAATCTTTCATAAATTTTCCCCCTTTTTATACCTTTATAAAAAGAGTATATCACTTTTTTGCAACTTTTGTTGTCGAATTTTGTCGATAAATGTATTTTTTTATTTTCTATATAAATGTGTATATTCTTCTTTACCATCATTATCGACGTTTGGTGTATTATCAATAACAAATTTCACAATTTTTTCTATATCTTCTAACTTCACAAGTCGCACCGCTTGTCTATATGTCAGTGGTGTATTGTAATTAGATGCAATTATTGCATATAACAACTGATTTGTTGCATACATTGTTCTTGTATATCCATTTTTATCTTTTTGTCCTTGTGCATCTTTCTTTAATTGCTCAATTCCACCTTCATAGTCTTCTATGTATTCTAATAAAAGTGGTGTCACTTCTAAAATTATATTTTCTCCATTTTTTAATTGAATTTCTAAAGTTTTCATACTTTTTTACTCCTTCAAATTATATTAATAAAATTTTTAAAAGGCTCTAAATCTATTCTAGAGCCTTGTTTTTTTCTATGTTCCAGGTGCAACAGCTTTTACTAAATCTTCTGCTGTTAATATTGGCTTTGTGAAGAATTTTTCTTCTGTAAGCCCTTCTGGATAACTTGCCATCTCGCTATCAACATATGCTTTTTTGTTGTCTTTATCGTCAAATGAATATGCTCTTATTGTAACAGTGTCATTTTGTTCACTGAATGACTCTTCAGATGTTGCTATGTCATCTGTATTTTCTACTAATTGACATTTTGGAAACCATTCATAACGAACTCCTCCACCAACTTTTTTTACAACTTTACCATATGCAAAAAATGGTCTTTTGTTTGGTGCTCCACCAAGAACTAATCCTCCTTTATCAGAAGTATCTTCACCCTTCATTCTTGCCAAGTCACCTGGGTCGAATGCTACTGTTTCAACAGCCATATCAATACTTGATTCTTGATTAACTGTTTCGTAATCTTGTCCACTTGCTCTTATTACAGTATTTTCTGCATTTTCAGTTGTTCCAATGTTTTTAACGTTTCCACATTCAACTGTTCCCTCATATACTCCTGGATTAAATTCTCCTGTTTCTTTTGCTGTATTAAAAGCATAATACATATCCCCTACAGTTTGTTTTACCATAGGTCTTTTTTTTGTAATTGTTCCTGCCATTTTCTTTTCCTCTCTTTCTTTATAATAAAAATGCATGCTCTTCTTAGGATTTATAAGTCTAATTTAGTAAGCATTTTTTTATAATATATTTCTTTATTTTTATTCCATAAAGGATATACATGTGGATTCTCATCCATTTTTTTTGTTCCATGTTCAACCATGGGACCATAATATTTTCCCCAACCAACTTCAACTTCGTTTTTATTTCTTTTATAAGCAAAACTTCTAACCAAATGAGTATATCCTGCTTTTCTAACTTTTGACATCGGTTTAGGTAATTTTATTAAATCATTTACAAATTCTTTTGCTCCAGTTTCTAAAACATCCACGAAATTATTGACCTTATCAGCGTAGTTTTCTAAAATATTTTCTAAATCTTGAAAACCATCAAATTTATAAGTTTCATTAGACATTTTCCAGAACCTCTACTGGGAAATATGAATGCCATCTTCTTGTCTCGACATCATACTCTATTTGAATAGACGGATGTATGTCCAATTCATTTAATTTATGTTTCAGTTCTAATAAAGTTTCACATCTTGGCATGTCTGATATTATAGAAACTTGATATGTAACATTTGTATTATATTCTTTGCTACTTGCTACTAGAGGTTCCCATAAATATTCCCAAAAACATATCCTTGTTTCTGCTTCTACATTATCGTCGCTTGGAACACCTTCGTTTACTGGAACTTCTAAACTTTTTAATAATTCAGTTAATTCAGTTTTTGTCATTTATTTCTTCCTCCAATCTAGCTCTTGGATATAATTCAAGTGTTAAATCAGTTTGTTTATATCCATTTTTATTTGTAAAATGATATGTATTGTAAACTTTGTGATATATATTACCAATTTTCACAACATTTAAAGATGTTATTTCTTTTATTTGAGGTATTCTAATTTTATAAGTTATTTTCTTTTTTCTATCTTCTGCTTCAAATTTTAATCGATCTGAGATTGATAATTCTTCAAACCATATATCTTTCCCAGTATCTTTTAAATAGTCAATTGCATTTGTTGTTTTAGTTTGACAAATTTCAAAAAGTCTAAATTTTCCATCATTATATGTCGGAATATCAGTAATACCTTGCTTGTAAAAAGGCATATTCTCCTCCATATAATTCTTTAAATTCTGCTAATCTCTTATTATCTGCATATAAGACATAATTCTTTAAAAGACTCCTTGCTTGTAAATCTTCGTCATAATTTATTTCTTTTCCAACGATATAATTTATATCAAACTCTCCCTCTTTTATATAACTTATAATTTCTTTATCTTCTTTAAATGGTGATAGGTGCTGTTCTGATTTTATCTCTTTTAATATTTTTTCTATTTGAGTTGTATTCATTATTGCACCTCTATTCTTTAATATTTTCTTCTAATTTTTCTATTAGAGTTTCTCCTATTTTGTTTTTATTAGAAGTAAGTTCTTTGACTCTTTTCTTTGTTGGTTCTAAACCATCACGAGGATATATATCTTTATTAGCAATATATACATGTTCATTATCTTCTAAATCTTTAAAAGTTTTAATAACCTTGTATTTTTCGTCCATTTTTTAATTTCCTCCTATAATATTTTAAAGAGGCTTATTTCTAAGCCCCTGGTACTTCACTTGCTGTTGATACAGTTCCTACAACTTTTACAGTTGGAACGTATTCCTCTAATTTTGTTACATCAAATACATACGCAATATTATCATCAGATGCTCTACCATTTGAATATCCTCTTCCTATGATTACATCTGCATCATCAAGTGCCATTGTTTGATCATATTCTTTGAATCCTAATCCAGTTAATCCCATTGTGTATTTTTTAGGAATAAATAATGCTGCTTTTCCTTGTGGATTGCTACTACATGTAACAACTTCTAAGTTCTTATAAGATGATATCATTCTTCCTTCATCATTATAAATAGCAGGTGCAACATAGTCAGCCTCATCATTTGGATGGCAAACTAATATTAATTTGTCTATTGTTCTATTTCCGTTTTTTGTTAAATATTTTTTAGCTCCTGCTAGTTTTTTTGGTTTAAATGATGTTAAATCAGTATTTACATCTTTATCTTTATGAGTAGTATCCTCATTAGACTTTGCAATTTGTTTGTAAATACCTATAGGTTCTTTTTTTCCTGTTCCTTGTAATACGCCATATTCTAAACCATCATTTAATTGTTCTTTTAATATTTCTCTACAATATTTTTCAACGAAAGGTAATGCTAAATCTCTTATTGATTTTGGTAATACTAGATAAACTGTTAATTTGCTAACTTCCATATCTAATACAGCAAAACTTGCAGTTAATTCTCCTTTTATTTTTTCAGTTAATCCACCCCAAGAGTATGCTCCTGTTTTTGAAGCAGTTATCCATTTTTTTACATTTGCAGGTGCAAAATTAATGTGTTTTAATAATCCACTTTCTTTTTTGATGTCTTCCAATGTTACATCTATAAATGTTGTTGGCAATATATCCACTTGTTTTCCTGTTATTGCTTGTCTTGGGTCTTCCTTTAAAGCCTCAAAAAAGTCTTTTTCTTCTTTTGATAATGTTCTTAATCCAAGTGTTTTTGCATATTCTTTATCACATTTTGCTTTTTCTGCTTGTTCTGTAATTTCTTGAATAAGTTCACCATATTGTGCTTCATTTATTTTTTCCATAGCATCAACTATTGCTTGTGCTTTGTCTTCTCCTTTTTGTAAAATTTCTAACGCTTCTTCTTGCGCTTGTTTAATTTTTGTTTCATTAATTTTCATTTTTTGTACCTTCCTTTTCTTTAAATTTTGTATTAAAAAAAGACTCCCATGAATCTTTTTTAACCTTATTATTTAATTCTGAATCTAAACCAACTGGTTCTTGTTTTGATGTTCCTTTACATTTTTCTTTTATGATTTCATTAGCCATTTCTTTGGCTTTTTCTTCTATCTGACTTTGAATATTTTTATTTTTCATAACTAAGTTGTAAATAAAATTTGCTTCTAAAGCCTGCATTGGTTCGTTTCTGGTTTGTGTAGTTGAAAATCCTAATTCAAATGCTTCTTTTGATGTTATCCACTCTTCTCTATCCATCATATCTTTTACTTTTTCTTCTGATAGTCCAGTCTTATTGACATAAATATCAAGAGAAGGTTGTGTGATTTTTTCTAAATCTTCTGCCATCTTTCTCATAGCATTTGCATCACCTTCAGCGTAACTCCACGCATTATGTATCATAAGCAGTCCATTTTCTGGCACAACTCTTTCTTGACCTGCCATAAAAATTACACTAGCAGCACTGCATGCAAAACCATCAACTATTGTTTTTAAATGTCCTTTAAATTCAGATAACAAACCATAGATTGCTAATCCTTCTGAAACAGAACCACCATAAGAATTGATTCTTACTGTTAGGTTAGGTGTGTCTACCTGTGTTAGAGCATCTTTTAAACTAAATGCATCTGTTTTTTCCTTTCCTGTTCCTAGCCAGTTATCTATCCAATCCTTTTTTTCTATATTTCCATATACATATAATTCTGTTTCTGTTTCACTTTTCTTTTTAAAATTTAAGAAATTATTCTCCATCTTCTTCTGCACCTCCTTTCATATTTCCATAATTTTTAGTTAGATTGTGTTTATTGGCCCAATCTTCATCTATTTGTGGCAATTTTAAAAACTTATTAATTTCATTTCTGCTAAATCCATCACCTGTAAGTTTGTCTATTCCGTTTGCAGCATCTAGAATGTCTTTATGTTGCATTGAAAATCTATTAAACATTATTGTTTCACCTTTTAGGTAATTTTTCTTTCCTACAAGACCTAAATTAAATCCATCTTCTATTAATTCCAGGATTGGATCTATGGCAAAAGTAATAAAATCATCATTTCCTGTTGACTTTTCAGTTTTGCTTCCATAAAAAACATCTAGAGGTATTCCATATAAATTTGCAACAGTATCACCTATCTGTTTTACAATATCTTTATAATCCCCTAGACTTGTATTATTATCTTTATTTAAATTTATTAAATCAAACATTTCCGAAAGCATTACAACCGTATCTTCTTCACTTATTAAACCTTCTGTTATCTTCTTTTTGTAATCTTCATATGATAAATCTTTTCCAGTTTCTGCATCTTTTAACGGCATCTGTTGACCTGGTCTTTTCAATTTCCATTTTGCTGAATTTTCTCTCATGTATTTTTTGGATATCGTTCCTAATAATTTTCCGGTGTTAATTTTAAAAGAATCTTTTGCCTTTGCAAAATATTCATTTGCTATTGAATAATATATTGAATTATCTTGATTGTATTGTTTTTCGAGTGATAAACTGTTTCCCTTGTGGTCTGATATAATTATATTTTTATAAGTCTTTCCATACAATATACTGTTCGAACAATCAAATTCATCTGCTATATATAAGAGTTTCGTCCCTTTTCCGTTGTCATTCATAATAATTAGCGCTTCTTTATCAATTAATAGTCTTATAACCAATTTTTTTAGAAACATTGTACCATTTTCTATAAAATTTGGCTGTATGTTTAATCGCCAATATATTTCTCCTCTGTTTTCTTCTATTTTCTTTTCTTTATTCATTTCATATGTTAATATTTCTGTTTTTGAAATAAATTGAGATATTAAATTTATTGCTTTTGCTTCTGCAATGGTATAAATGTATTCTTTTGAATTTTCTCCTCCAAAAATTACATCAAATATATTTATAATATCACCATTCTCGTTTTTAAACATTTTGTCGAATATCATATTCCACCTCCTAAACATAAATTACTTCCTCATCTAATAATTCTTGCCCACTCATTGCTACAACAAAAGCCATAAATGGGTCATTTTTTCTTAGTTTGGGTTCTATCTTTTCATATGTTTTATTTCCATCTTTTCTAGTTTTTACACAAGTATTATTTATAGCCCATCTCATTATTGCACTATCACCAATATTTATTTTTCCATCTGCAAATGCAATTTCGATTCGCGGCGCAATAATTGCATAGATAGACGCCGGATATCTTAACATTCTAACCAATCCATAAGGATTGTCTTTTGTTTCTAATGAAATCCCATATTTTTCAAATTCACTTTTGAATAATTGAAATCTATACATATCCATAATCCACTTTTTAATGTTATACTTACTCATTTCCGAAATAAGCCAAAGTATAATTTGTTCTGCTTCAATTGTTTCTGTATTAACAACTTCAAAATCTTGAAAGCCATCTTGTCCTATATTTTCAAACGGAAATTTTATATCATTAAAAAATTTATTTTTCGAACATATCCACGTTTTTTGTCTCCATATATATTCGCCATCAATCTTAAATAAAAATCCTGCACTAGCAAAATCATTTAATGAAGCATAATCTATACCAATTATTGCACATTTTCCGTCTAAATTAGGCACAGGTCTTGGTATTCTATTGTCTATGTCTATATACGACGCTTTTAATATATTATTCCAGTCTGTTACAGCATCTTCTTCATCTTGCTGTGGTAAATTCATTCTTTTTGCATAAAATTCTATCCTGTATGACTTCTGTTTTTGCATTTTTATATAATCTTTTATTATTTCATTCATTAATACAGGCATATATCTTAAACTTGGATTTGCTTGGCACCATACTGTAATATCAATATCTTGTTTATTTCCTGTTTTCAAGAACTTTTTCATCGGAATATCTACAGTTTTTAAATCCTTTATTTTGAATATTATAGGTAATAGACCTAGGAAGTTATTTTCACCATTTAATATTTCTACTGAAAGTGCTAATTTTTCATCTAATGGTCCATCTCTTACAATTCCATTCGTTGTTATTGTAACTGTTCTTGAATGTTTTATTTTTCCAAGCCCCGATGTGTATACATTTAACTGTTTATAATCTTCGTAAGCATGTAATTCATTAAAAATTATCATACCTGTTTGCTTACCATCTTTTGTTTTTGCATTAGCAGTGTTGTATCTTAATATTGAATGTGTAATTTTGTTAATAACTTCTGTTTTATTCCAATAAAAATATTTTTTCATTGTATTTTTATTGTCTTCTAGCATATTGTAAACAACATTGAATGAATTTAATGCTTGTTCTTCCGATGTAGCAACAATATCAATATGATAGTTTTTTACTCCATAATAATGTGTTTGTAAAAAATTTGCTAATGGCATTATCATTCCATCTTTTCCATTTCCTCTTGCCATTAATATTAAAATATCCGGAAAAATAACAATATCAGGATTATTTTTATCATACATAAAGAATAAAGCATATGTAAATTTTTGATATGGAAATAATTTATAATACCATTTTTCACAATATTTTATTGCTTTATAAAATATCTCCTCATCAAAAAAGACATCATCTCTTGATAATGTCGGCTTAACTATATTTTTAATCAATAATTTTATTTCATCATCTGTTTCTTCTGGATTTTCCTCAACGAATTTGATGTATTCGTCTATTTCTCTACAACAAATCATCTCCTTCACCTTCTTTTGGGCCTTCGTCCGGTGCTTTTAAATCTAATTTATCTAATATTGTTAACATTTGTCCATTTGTTTTTATTAATCTTTCACAACTCTCATTTGGCTTATATGTAGTAAACCCATTTCCTCCTGTTGTTTTATATCTTATACCATTTACATCTATGTCATGTTGTAATCTTTCTTTTAATACAACAAAATATAAATAGTCTTCTATCATATCATCAAATTGTTTGCCAAATTTGTTTTGAGCAATTAGTTGATTTTGTAAATCTTCTTTTATAGATTGTTTTTTCTCTTCTATTTTCTCTTCTAATTGTTCTACAGATTCTGTTTTTTGTATTTTTTCTTCTAAATTTTCTATCATTTTTTCAAGTTCTTTTTCCCTTTTGCTTGTTGACTTTGACATCTTTTTTGTTGTTGCCATTTTCATACCCCCTTTACACGCGAGAAAATTTTAAAAATTAAACAGTCATGACCCCACACCCGCTCCCTTTAAGTGCGTTCAAGCCTTGAGATTTGACCGGGGTGTTCCGCTTCTAATTATTTTCTTTATATTTATATTTAGTAATAGTTTGCATTAACTTTCCACTCACAAAAAAATTCGTTGTTGTTATCTCTTTAATGTTATTGTCTATTATTTCAGCTGTTGTATCTAATTCAACTACTTCACCTTGTATTTGTTTGTCTTTTAGATGTTTTATATGCTCTTCTTGTTCTTTTATTCTATTCCTATATTCTTCTACCTCATCAGCCAGTAGTTCTATTATTTCTTTATCACTCATATTTCTATTATTATGATGTCTGGTTACTCTTATTCTAGTTTGTTCATATTTACTTTGTTCTTGTTTAAGAAATAAATCCATTCTACTTTCCATATATTATCCTTTCATCAATTCTATTTCATTTATACTTATACATAATAATCCACCTATTATTTCAATCTTATATGTATGTTCTAAATGTTTTATTTGTTTGCCTTCTGCAAATGTATTATCAAATAATCCTAAGCCTTCAAGTATCATGTTTGATTCCTTTTGTGTTACATTTCCTAGCAGCATTACTGTATTTTGTATTATTTGTATTATCTTAATTACATGACTTATTTGATTTGTAACTGTCAATGAATCTCTTGTTAAACAATTAAAGAATATCTTCATAGCTACTACAATATCTTCATTATCTAATAAATAACTTGCTGATATTCCATTTGCAAATGTTATTACTCCTGCTTTTTCTTGTTTATTATTCATTTCTTTTTGTTCCGCTTCTATATTGTTTACTTTATATGCTTGTAATAAATGTTCTAACTTCATTACCACATCTCCTTCGTTATCGTTTTTTTCCTTTTTCTCCATGTCCACTTGTGTCTTTCTTCTATTATCTCGTGTGCTTCAAAACTCAAACTAATCATATTGTCTATATCAAGTGCCAGGTCCGGTCTTTGCTTGATTGGTATAATATGATGAACTGTATTTGCTTTTACTATCTTGATGTGATTTGGAAAATGTATTCCATCGTTCCATTTACCTAAAAAAAATTGACAAGTATATTTATCTCTTGTCAATACTTTTTCTCTTGCTATATCGAAATCTGTAGAATGATAAAATTTATCTGTGTTTCCTTTTGCAATCTCCTTTTCCCAATCATAACATTTTCTTCTTTTTCTTCTTTGTTTCATTCTTAGCTCCGTTTATATCTAAAACAATAATCATAATATCTGCATTGTGT